CGAGCAAATCTTGCCATGACTTTAAACAAACTAAGGAAAAAATAAAATGGTTTACGGATTAAAAAGAAACAAAGGAGCAGCTTTGGAAAGGAATAAAAGCATGGACTTTAAAAAGAAAAAGAAAAAAGGTACAACTAAGAAAAAACAAGGCTACAAAGATCGTAAAGATGAATCAATTGCAATGCGTGTTAAAAAGAAACGTACTGCAAAACAACTAAAAGCAAGTCGTGATGAATCTTATGGTAAATGGGGCCGAGGAACTGGTAAGGGTAAGATCAATAAATAGATGAAAGGCCTTACCGAAAGACAAGAGGTCTTTTGTAATGAGTTCATCAAAGACCTTAACGCAGTTCAAGCGGCAATACGTGCGGGATATTCTATTCAACACTCGAAGAAGAATGCTTATACTCTATTGCGACAGCCGAGAATTTCTGAGCGTATATCAGAATTGAAAGCGAATTCTGTTAAGCGCACAAAAATTGAAGCTGATGATATTCTAAGACGACTTATTCGGATTGCAGAACGCACCGAACAAGAAGGAGACTATAATGCGGCCATTCGTTCTTTAGAACTTCTGGGTAAACATCAGGCCTTATGGACTGATCGTAATATCACAGAAATACAAAATGCATTTGCAACTGGTAATAGTGATGAAGATATTCAAAGAGATATTGAACGTCTAAGAAAAATCGCTGCGCCTAAACTACAATTAGTAAAAGGAAAATAATATTATGTCATTGTTCATAATACCAACAAAACCAAAAAAGAAAAAACCAAAAAGCCCACATAATGGCGGCCCTGCTGTAAGAAAATCAGGCGGGGGTAAAGGTATGACTGCTGGTGATGCACACAGTACAAAGGCAGGGCAAACTCTTTATGTCAAAAGAAAAAAATATGGCGAGGATGTTAGTTCTAAAATTGGACAAAGTAGATCCAGTTTACCAAAAGAACAAGACGGTAAAACTCAACAACAACAAAAAATAGGAGGATAATTATGAGCAACACATATAACGCAAGTAAAGTAACACCTGCAGCTCCAGTCAATACACAAAATTATAAATGGACTGAGAAGATTAAGAGTACAGATCCTGTATCTTATAAAGCAGTTTACTCTAATAAGAAAGTAAAGAAATAATTATGGCTTATACATATAAAGAAGATGAAGACGAAGTAAGTAAAATCATTAAAACTAAAGGTGGTAAAAGATCTATGACGACTACTCGTAAGAGTAAAGGTCGTGATAAAGGAAAGCTCACAGGAATTAGAAGATCTGAAGATATAGATGTTGGCGGAAAAAAACGAGGACAAGTAGATTTTAGTACTGATTATACTAAAGCTGCTGGCTCTAAAGGATATGGTAAAAAATCTACCGACGCTTCAATAGAACCTAAAAAAGGAAGAGGCGAGTATTCAAAGTATACAGCAAAAGCAATGTCTGATAAAGATACTGGTAAATTTGACAGCGTAAAACCTTCAAAGAAAGGTATAATGGATCAATTGAAAAAATTTAAAAAATTTAGTCCTGCGGGAGTAGGCGGAGCTTCTAATGTTTTTAGAGCAGGAGGCGCAGGCTATTCTGGGTCAGATGATTATAAATTATAAAGTTTAAGCCTAAGTCTTATCAATACTTTCATGAGTATTGGGAAAATGAAAATGAGCTTTGGGATTTGAGTTTGAAGGAAAGCGAACATCAAACAAAGGAAAGGGAGAATAAACTCAAAAAGAACAAACTTGAGTTTAAGGAAAATCCTTTGGATGTGCTTTTGAAAAGTCTCGGCCGAAATCCTAAAAAAAGGAAACAAAAAAAAGATGGCGAATAGATATACAGAAATGGCACAAGACATGATGGCAGCATCTGCGGGTCATCCAGGGGCACGTAAAGGAAATATAAATTTACCAGGTACTTCAAAAAAAATTAAAGCTACAAAGATTAAACCTATAAAAACAAAAATGCCCACAAGTGCTGTGCATAAAAAACTTTTAACTAAATTTTTAAATGAATTTGGTAAAAAAGATAGTGGTGCAAATTATTCAGGTACATCAAATTATAAAGTTTAAAGTGGGAGATAAAATATGAAGGGAAGAATTTTAGCACCAGCATTAGGATCATATGATCCACATAGACCACCAAGAGATTTAGCACGACAATTGGTTTTATGGGGCATGGCTGCTTATGTTACAGGCAAATAATGAAGAAAGAGATGCTGCTACTCGGATAGCTATTCTTACTGCTCGTGATGATTTGTTAGCATTTATTATGTTAATGAATCCAAGTTTTAGTGTGGGACCTCATCATAGATTACTTTGTGATGAATTAATGAAATTAGAAAAAAACGAAATAGATCGTTTGATGATTTTTATTTCACCACGTTCTTCTAAATCTTTGGTTACATCTACATATTTTCCTGCATGGGCTTTAGGGCGTAACCCTTATTGGCAAGAGATTGCAGTATCTCACAGTGATGATTTAGCAACTAGATTTGGTAGATCAATTCGAGATATTATTAATTCACAAGCATATCAAACTATTTTTCCAAAAATAAATATTCGCAAAGATAATCGTGCTGCAAATAGTTGGGCATTAGAACATAATAAAAATCAAGCAGGATCTTTTCTTGCAGCAGGTTCTGGATCAGGTATTGCAGGTTTCGGTGCTCATTTAGCAATTATTGATGACCCTATTTCGGAACAAGATGCTTATTCTAAGACTAGAAGAGAACATTTAAACAGTTGGTATGCATCTGGTTTGCGTACAAGACTTATGCCTGGTGGTAAAATTGTACTTGTTATGACAAGATGGCATCAAAATGATCTAGCAGGACACCTATTAAGTGCTGAAGATAGTGGAGTTATGGCAGATAGATGGTCTGTTGTTAGTGTTCCTGGTCTAAATACTACAGCATCTTCTAAAATTTTAAATGAATGTAGGAAAAATCTAATAAATCAAGAGTATTTAACAGAAAAATACCCTATACTTAAACCAGGTGAATCCTTTTGGCCTGAATCTGACCAGGAAAATGGCTTTTGTTGGACAACAGAAGAGTTAATTCGCACAAAAAATAACACACCAGGGTTTAAATTCGATGCATTATACGGACAATCTCCTACTTCAGAGGAAGGAAATATAATTAAGGAAGAATGGTGGCAGAATTGGGACAGAAGTGACCCACCTGATTGTGAATATATTATACAATCATGGGATACTGCCTTTTCTACTAAGACAACTGCGGATTATTCTGCAGTAACTACATGGGGTTTATTTAAATCTGGGTATGATATACCTAATTTAGTTTTATTAGGGGCAGAAAGAGGAAGATGGGACTTTCCTACTTTAAGAGAAAAGGTTGTAGAGAAGTTTGATGAGTTTACTCCTGATTCAGTAATTATTGAGAAGAAAGCATCTGGTCAATCTTTAATTCAAGATTTACGTATGACTGGAATTCCTATAGTTGACTATCAACCTGATCGAGATAAAGTAGCCAGAGCATATGCAATCACTTCTTTGTTTCATAATGGTAGAATTTATGCCCCCTTTAGTAAAACATGGGCGAAAGATGTAATAGAAGAGTCAAGAACTTTTCCTGCGGGGTCGCATGATGACTATATGGATACTTTAACACAAGCTTTATTGTGGGTTAGAAATGGTGGTTACATTACCCATTCTGACGACACATGGCTTGACAAAGTTGAACAAAGGATTTATAATAGAGAACAGAGAAATTATTATTAACAGGAGAAATTGAGGAAAACATGGCTATTGAAAAAGTAATTACACCAGGTGAAGGATTACCTTCTGTAACAATTAATGAAGACGAAAATATAGTACTTGATGAAGACGGTAATGCTGAAGTAACATTGCAAAATGAACAAGAATTGGAAGAAGCAGAAGCAATGGGTCTTATGGAAGAGGAAGATTTTTTAAAAGATGAAGATGATTTTAATGCTAATCTTGTTGAGTTCTTGGATGATAAACAAATTACTGAAGCAACTAATGAATTATGGGAAGGTTTTGAAACTGATAAACAATCTAGAGAAGAATATGATGCAATCGCAGAAGATGGCGTTACTCTTTTAGGATTATCTTATGATGAAGGCAGCCAACCATTTCCAGGAGCATGTGGCTCTACTCACCCTGTATTAGCTCAATCTGTAGTTAAATTTCAAGCCAAAGCATTCAAAGAATTATTTCCAACTGAAGGACCTGTACGCACTCGTATAATGGGAATTCAAACAGAGCAAAAATTACAACAAGCTAATCGTGTACGGCAATTTATGAATTGGCAAACTCAAATTCAAATGCCTGAATATGGGCCAGAACTAGATCGTTTGTTATTTCATGTAGCTTTATATGGTTCTGCATTTAAAAAAACTTATTGGGATGTTACACTGAACAGAGCTTGTACTCAATATGTAAAAGCTCAAGATTTTTATGTAGATTATTATGCTTCTAATTTAGAAACAGCGGAAAGATTTACTCACAAATATAGTATGTCAGTAAATCAAATTACTAAATTACAAGTAGCTAAATTTTTTGCAGATATTGAATATACAGATGATCAAGTAATTGAAGAATCTGATGCTACACAAACAGCTAATGAAGTTGTAGGTGTAACTAAACCTGCTTCTAGTCTTGATCGGGTAGAAATTTTAGAAATGCATGTAAATATTGATCTTCCAGGTTTTGAAGATCCTGATGGTATTAAATTACCTTATGTTATTTATATGACTAATGAACAAAAGATTTTTTCTATTAGAAGAAATTGGGATTCTGAAGATCCAATTCGTAGAAAAAAAGCTTACTTCACACACTATACTATGATTCCTGGTTTAGGATTTTATGGTTACGGATATTTACATTTGATAGGCGGTCTTACTAAAACTGCTACTTCTTCTATGCGTCAACTTATTGATGCTGGCACATTTGCAAATTTACCAGGAGGATTTAAAGCTCATGGATTACGTGTTTTAGCACCAGATGATCCTATTGCTCCTGGTGAATTTAGAGAAGTAAATGCCCCTGCAGGTGATTTATCTAAAGCCATTCAACCATTACCATTTAAAGAACCATCAAGTACTTTATTTAATTTGATGCAATATGTAACTAATGCAGCAAAAGAATTTGCAGATTCAACAGATAATATAGTTGAGTCTGGAAGTAATTATGGACCTGTTGGAACTACATTAGCGTTATTAGAACAATCAAGTAAATTATTTGCAGCAGTTCATAAAAGATTACATGAAGCTCAAACAAGAGATTTAAGAATTTTATCTAGATTAGATAAAGAATATTTACCACCTGTGTATCCTTATGAAGTAGCAGGAGGGGCACAACAAGTATTGAATAGAGATTTTGATTTGCGTAGCATTGATGTTATTCCAGTTTCAGATCCTAACATGCCTACTGAAGCGCACAGATTAGCTCGATTAAATGCTATCATGTCGATGGCTCAACAAAATCCTGAAGCTTATAATATTCCTTTTATTAGTAAAGAATTGTTTGCAGCTATGGGAGTAGAAAATCCAGACTCATATTTAAAACAAGCACAACAACCTTTAACTGCAGATCCTGTTACAGAGAATATGGCTGCATTACGAGGTAAACCTTTGCAACCTCGGCCTGATCAAAATCATGATGCACATATAGTTTCACATGGGAGCATGTTACAAAATCCTATGTACAAAGGTAATCCACAAATGCAACAAATTTTAATGGCACATATACAAGATCATTTAGCATTGAAATATAGAATAGAGATTGCTCAGATGATTAATGATCCACAAATGCAACAACTAGTTATGTCGCAAAAACCATTGCCGCCAGAGCTTGAAAACAAAGTTGCACTTTTATCTGCTAATGCTTCTGATTCAGTATTAAAACTTAATGAAGAAAAAATGAAAATATTAGAAGGTCAGGATAAAGATCCTCAAATTGAATTACAAGAAAAAGATTTAGCTCTTCGTGCTCAAAAAGTAATGAATGAATTAAAGGAACATCAAGACCGTATAGCATTGGATGAAGCTAAACTTATTATTGATGATGAGAATAAAGATGAAGATCGTAAATTAAGATTAACAGAAAAAGCTATGGATGTAGCAGCAAGGACAGGAGCCAATAAAGTTATTGTAAAGTCTGACGGGAATATTTAAATGAAACTCTCGGAAGCCACAAACATTAGCATGCCCGCTAAAAACCTTTTGGCAATATTGGCCGCCGTTGCGATCGGAACGACCAGTTATTTTGGGGTGATTGAGCGCTTAAATAAAATCGAAACAACTCAACAGCTCATGCAACAAGACATGGAAGCAGCAAATGAATTTATTTCTGGTGTCCCTAAAGGAACCATGGTGTCTCCACAAATAAATGAGCTCTACATGTTGGTGGAATGGCTTAGTACTACACAAGAAGAATTACGTACTTTTGTAAACACTGAGCTACCTGCAGTTCAAAGTGGTGTTTCTAAAAACGACATGACTATTTCTTTTATTGAAGAGAGACTAATTGATGTGGAGCAACTTTTGGATAAACTTAGATCTAATGGAGTAGCGCAATGATAATAACTGAAACACTATTCGCTGTATTATTAATTTTAAATGGAAATTTAATAGAGAGTGTGCCGACCGATGGGATGGCAGACTGCCTGCGAACCAAGCGTGTGGCTATGCAAAATATTGGCACTGAGCAAGAAGGGGTTTATATGAAATGTATCTTGGTAGAAGCAGATACAGAAATATACATGGGGAGAAAAAGAATAAAGAAAATATGGACTGAGGATATTCTTGGAGAATCTGAATAATGAATCTAGCAGAAAAAATAATCGGAATATCACTTGTAGGACTAATGGCTCTCATAAGTTGGAACTTAATAACAACAATCAATCTACAAAAGGAAGTTCTAACTATTCAACATAACCAGAATCATCTTCATGAACAAATAGATAAACAATTTGAACTAATACAGAATAAGTTAAAGAAGAAGAAAAAGGAAAAGTAATGCGATATTTTATTATATTGTTATGCTTTATAATTATAAGTTGTGGTTATAATCCTTACCCATATCAAACTAAGGTTCGTTACGAAAATGAAAGCAATACTACTGATAAGACTGATTCAGATAAAGACACTATTAAATCAGGTGAAACCTGGAGCATTGAGCAAATATTTAAATGGAAGATTCCAAGATGAAAATAACTGAGTTTAGAGTTTGGGTTACTATATTTATTTTATCTATGCTTTATATGTGGTCAACAACATTTTAGATGGGAGTATAACTAACAATGCCTTTAATGCGTGGACAAACTTCCAAAACTATATCTCAAAATATTAAGATACTTCGTAAAGAAGGCTATCCTTTAAAACAAGCAACTGCTATTGCTTATAGCAAAGCTGGAAAAAGTAAAAAGAAAAAAGGTAAGAAAAGGAAAAAAATATGACACTCCCTACAGCAGGTGCATTATCTTTTTCAGATATCATGACTGAATTTAATTCAGGTGGTGGATTAGATAATATTTCACTTGAAGATTATTTAGCAAGATATCCTGATTATAGAAGCGTTGTTTATACGGTAACATGGGATGGATCTACTTTTATATTAAACACATCTTCTCCTAGTTCTACGCCAACATATTATGCTCTTACTGCTAATATGGAAGTAATTTTAGCTTTAGATAGTAGTGTTACAGTTCCTCTTTATGTAACAACAAGTGTTAATACATCAGGAAGTGATTTAGCTACTGGTGTTGATAATAACGGAAGTATATATGATGCAAGCTCTACTTATTTTCAAGGAACTAAAACTATAATTAGAATAAATAATATTGGAACTGCCATAGGAAATACTGGATTAGAGTCTGCAAATTATTTATATTTTATGAGCGACGTATCTCAATCTACTTATTGGGGTATTGGTGTAAGACCAGTTGCTAATAGAAATGTTTATTTAAACATGCCTTATATTGATTATGCTTTTCCAACTGCATTAACTGGTGGTTCTGAAGATACAAAAGCTGCTGGATTTTTTCCAGCTAATAGCGCTTCAGCTTATCCTGGAATTTTAAAAAATGGAGATAATATAAAAGTTAAAATAGATTGTGATGCTCTTCCTACTTATGCTGCAGGAGGAACAAATCTTACTGCAGTAATTTATATATACACTCTTGCATATGATGGAACAGGCAATGCTCAAGGAATTACAACTAGCAATGGTGGCAGATTATGGTGGACAAATGATACGACAGGTAATAATTTTATAGGAGGAGCTGGTCGATCTAACACAGGAGCTGAAGTTGCAAATTGTTGTAGAGCAGGTATGCCTTCTACTCCTACAGGGGCAGATAGTCCTCATGGTACATCAGGATGGTCAGCTAGTTGGGGAGGAAGTGGTTCAACTTTAGAATGTACTATAACTAATAGTACTGGAAATAATTATTTATATACTAATTATACAGGGACACAATCTTTACCACTTGTCATAGTTTATACTGATTCAGGTAGTTCTATAAGATATACTAGTAGTGATGCAGGTTGGGGTTCAAATTTTTTAACAGAAAAATATGGGCAAAATTTATATTCTCAATTAAGTGTTCCCATAACAAATGCTGTTGGTGGATCAGGTGGTACTACACATTTTTATGCATATCATAGTGCTACTACAAATAGAGCTACAGTAATAACCGAATTATTAGAATTAATAAATACTGCAGGCGGATCTTCCGCCTCTACAACTTATCCTGGTGTTAATCCAGGATCTTCTACAGGAACATTATGGTATTCTTATAAAGCTAGAGAATCAGCTACAGGAACTATTAGAATTTCTTATAATTCTATAGGAGGAGGTTTTACTGGAACTTACTTAAATGCTGATGCAACATGGGGAACTAATGTAGGAATAGGGGCAACCGATTATTTACCTACAATAACTAATTCAACTGCAACACGAGGAGATGCTCCATATAATACCAATAATGCTGATATTGGTAGTAATAGACAAAATGTAGAACTGTCTAGTTATTATGGAGGAAGGAATTTAGGTGTAACAGGTGGCTGAGTATGTTAAAGAAGTAATTAAAAATGAAGATGGAACTGAAGATGTTCACATATATTCTAAAGGATTAGTTATAAAAAAAGTAGAGATAGATCCTCATCAACACAAACAAAATTGTGCGAAAAATATAGAACTAACAGAAATGATGGGCGAAGAATTTGAAGCATGGAAAAGAGAACGTGGATACATTTGACTTCTTAATGAAAAAAATGTATAATTACCATAAGGCTGCCGAAAGGGGCTGAAATTAATTTTGCTTAACGGAGGAAATTATGATTAGATCATTAATGGATTGGGAACCATACAGACCTTTTACGGTTGGTTTCGATTCTCTTTTAGATAGACTTACATCCATACAAATGGATGCACCAAGCTATCCACCTTATAATATCAGAAAAATAGACGATTTAAAATATTCTATTGAACTAGCATTAGCTGGGTTTGATAAAAAAAATATTGATATCATTTATGCTGATAATTCTTTAACTATTAAATCAAAAAAACAAGATGAAGAAAGCAAAGGCTTTATGCATAAAGGCATATCACAAAGAGCCTTTACAAGAAACTTCTGTCTTGCTGAAGATGTGATAGTTAATGATGCGGAATTCAATAATGGAATGCTATGCATTGAATTAGAGAAAATCGTACCAGAGGAGAAAAGACCCAAATCAATAAAAATTAAATAATTAACCGTGCCCCCTGACAGGAGAATACATGAGTATACATACGTTTAAAAATAAAATAGATAAAGTTCTTGAAGATGCTATTGAAGCAAATACTACACAAATTTCAAATGGAGCGGCAGAAGATTTTCCAACTTATAAATATTTAGTTGGAGTAGCACAGACATTGTCTGATATGAAAGCCAGGATTCATGATGAATATACTAAAATATTAAAATCAACAGGAGAAAATTAAAATGAATAAAAGTTTACCACAACCATCAGGTTTTAGAATATTATTACAACCTAGAGAAATATTAGAAAAAACATCAGGGGGCATTATATTGGCTGACACTACTAAAGATTATCAGAAACATGCCACCAATATTGCACAGATTGTAGCTATGGGTCCTGATTGTTATGAGGATAAACCAAAACCTTGGTGTAAGGTAGGAGATTGGGTACTTACAGGTAAATATGTAGGAAGTAAATTTCGCTATGCGGATGAAGATTATTGTATTATTAATGATGATGAAGTGATAGCGGTAATACCTGATGAGAAAAAAGTTTCTTTAAAATAAACTTGCATTATTAGTAGATATACTGTAAAATTAAGTTAAAGCCAATAAAGGCTAATAGCGTTAAACGTGGGTCGCACCCAAGGAGGTCTGATATGATAGACAAAGAGAATGCAGAAGTTGAAGAACTAGAAGAAATAGTTGTAGATCTTTCTGAAGATGAAGACAAAAAGTCTGAAGAACCTAGCAATACTGAGGTTCCAGTTACTGAAGAAGTTGAAGAAGACTCGGATGAAATAGAGGCAGACGATCAAGAAATTGATGACCAGCCTGAAGAAATAAAAAAAGAATCTGAAGAATCTAAAACAACTGAAGAAGACTCGAAAAAAGTATTTGGCAAGCGTGCTGAAAAACGGATAAAGCGCCTTGTTGCACAAAAGAAGGAACTTGAAGAAAAGTTAGAAACTGCAGAGCAAGAAAAGAATTCTTTAAGAATGGAAGCTTCTAAACACACTGAGGCAGCAGCCGCAAGTGAATTAGAATCTATAAGAAACTATATTGAAAAATTAGGAAGCCAGGAAAAAGAAGCCTTAACTGCTTTGAAGATTGCTAAAGAGGGTGGTAATGTTGAAGATGAAATAAAAGCAACTGATACATTAGCTACTGTTAAAGCTGAGGCTCTCGTAGCCCAGCAATATAGAGCTCGAGCTGAACATCGAGTTAAGCCTAAAGAATCTTTGAATAGTTCTGCCAAAACATCTTCGCCACAGCCTGCACAAATTCCAGACAGAAAAGCTGTAGAGTGGCAAAAAAGAAATAGATGGTTTGGAGGGAAAGAAACTTCCGACAGAATTATGTCTCAAGCCGCTATAGTTATTCATAAAGAATTATTAGATGATGGAATTAATCCAGCACTAGATTCAGAAGAATATTATAACGAATTAGATGCTAGACTTAGAACGGAATTTCCTGAAAAGTATAAGCACAAAGGTACAAAAAAGGTTCCAACAGTTATAGGGGGAGTACGTGCAACCCTCGGTAGCTCCAAGGTTAAGTTATCAAAAACAGAAGTTGAGATGGCTAATAGACTTGGAGTCGAACTAAAAGAATATGCACGCCAAAAACAACGCCAATTAAAGGCGGGAGGATAATAAAATGACAAAAGCAACTCAAAGCAGTCGTAAGACACGGGCTTCGACAACTCGTAAAAAAACTTGGACACCTCCAGCGAAACTTGACGTAGGTCAAGAACCACCTGAAGGTATGCATTATCGTTGGGTTAGACATGAATTATTAAATAATTCTGATGACGCAAATGTTAATAGTAGAATTCGTCAAGGTTATGAAGTAGTAAAACCAGTAGATTTAGGAGCAGATTATGTTGCTCCTGATATTTTAGATACTGGCAAATATAAAGGAACAGTTAGATCTGGGGATTTAATACTTATGAAAGTACCCGTAGAAATAGTTGAACAACGAAATGCTTATTATGAAGAACAATCAAAAAAGCAATCGGCTGCTTATAGTCAAGACTTAAAAAATGCTGCTACTGATCAAATGCCAATCTCTGATGAGTCTAAAACAACTTATAGTTCGGGTCCAAGAGAAACGAAATTTGAAGATTAGAATTTAATAGTTCTGAGCTTCAAATAATTTTAACAATTATTTTCTAAAGGAGAAAATTATTATGGCTTATGGACTATCACCCGTAAAAAATACAAAGGGCGGAATTACTCGGTCAAATAACTTCACAGACGGTAACGGTTATAGGATTGCTGCAACTGCACCAAGCGCTTATTTTGAAGGCGATTTGGTAACGTTGACTAGCGGTCTTTTAGTAACCGATATGGCAGGAGCATCACCAGGTGCTGTTGTCGGAGTCTTCTGGGGAGCTGAATATCAAGATAATTCTACTGGTAATATGATGTTTGTTAGGTCTATACCTACTGGCACAGTTGCCAAAGCTCAATATAAAGCATATGTATATGATGATCCAGATACTATGTTTATTGCTCAAGCTGATCAGGACACTACTGCTATTGATGCCACTAAAGTTGGCAACAATGTGCAAATTGTAGCTGCCCCAACAGGAAGTGCAATAACACATAAATCAGGATTAACAGTTGACAGTAACACAGCAGCTACAGGTAACGCAGGTTTTCCACTTACTATTTTAGGTAGTGGCGAAGTTGATATGAGTTACACTGCTGCAAGTACTGTTATGCAGATACTATGTAAAATTAACACACACCAGTTCGGCATCGCTGCTGGAAATGCTGGTATATAATTTAGGAGGAATAAAACATGGCAATTACTAGAGGTCAACTCCTTAAAGAATTAGTACCAGGCTTAAATGCAATCTTTGGAACCGAGTATTCTCGATACGAAGATGAAGCAGCAGTACTGTTCGATCAGGAGTCATCAAACAGAGCCTTTGAAGAAGAAGTGCTTTTCCCAGGATTTGGGGAAGCCCGAGTAAAATTTGAAGGTCAAGGCGTAGATTATGCACAAACAGGTGAAGGTTGGGTAGCTCGCTACACTAACGAAACTGTTGCTCTTGCGTTTGCAATAACAGAAGAAGCAATGGAAGATAACTTGTATGATAAATTATCTACACGATTAACTAAAGCTCTAGCCAGATCAATGGCTGCAGCTAAACAAACTAAAGGTGCAACTGTCTATAATGACGGGTTCGCTACTTCTAATGGTGGAGATGGACAACCCCTTGTTTCAGCTGTTCACCCATTACAAGATGGTGGAACAGGTTCAAATAGACCCGTAACTTATGCGGATTTATCTGAAACTTCATTAGAAACAGGTTTAATTGATATCGCTGGTTTAACTGACGATAAAAGTTTACCTATTGCACTTCAAGCTAGAACATTACACATACCTAGACAATTGGTCTTTGTAGCAGAGAGGCTAATGGCATCTCCATACAGACCAGGAACTGCTGATAACGATATCAATGCAGTTAAATCTACAGGAATGATACCAGGCGGATATTATGTAAATCACAGATTTACTGATGAAGATGGTTGGTTCCTTAGAACTGATTGTCCTAATGGAATGAAAATGTTCCAAAGAACACCGATTGCTACAAGCATGGAAGGTGATTTTGAAACTGGTAACGTTAGATACAAATCCAGAGAAAGATACGTTTACGGTTTTTCTGATTGGAGAGGTGTCTACGGTAACAGAGGAGCGTAACACAACTCAGACAAGGGGGGCTGTAAAGTCTCCCTTGTTATCTTGGATTAACAAATCTTGCTGACTGGCCAAGCAGACGATATAGAGACAGTAAGAAAATAAATTGGGACTATATTTCCCAGAAGGATTAAAAAATGGCAACAACAACTTTTAACGGCCCAGTCGTTTCTGAAAACGGTTTTGAATCTAGTGAAAAAAATGCAACTACAGGTGTATACACCAAGAAAGTAGATGCAAATAAAATTACTGGATCTAATACTGGAGGTACAGATACAGGTGGCGCTGTCTTAATTAACGCAACAGCTGATCATGGTTTTATATTTAGATCATATCAAGCTACAGTTACTGTAGCTAATGGAGCAACCACAGGTACAGAATCAGCAATTGGTATTCCAGCTGATTTCATTCCTATGTTCTGTATTGTTCAAAATAATACAGTTACTACAAGTGGTGCAAATATAACTGATGTAGGAACTCAAGGCGTAGCTTCTGCTTATGTAGCTGGTTGCGTAGTAGCTAGTAGTTCTGCACAAAGTGTAATGTTTGCATGTAATGGTGCTAACGGAATCGGCTCTGCTGGTTCAGGTACTACTGCAGGTATTCCATTAACAGCAGACGAAGTAATGGTAACAATGGTAGATCCAGGTTTATCAGCTGCATCTGTAACAGTAACTCTGTTAGGTGTATCTAATACAACTACTTTAGATTTATCTACGTAATTTATAATTAATTAAGAGACTCCTTCGGGAGTCTCTTTTTAGGAGGATTTATATGGGGCATACTTTTCAAGGAGATGCTAATAGTACTAGAATAGCAACAGGTGCTACAACTACAGCTGCTACTAGTGATGGACAAGTTACAACTGCACATCGTCAAAGATTTTTAGGAATTACATTAACTGGAGGTAGTGATGCAGCTAAAGCTATTGTGTATGATGCACAATCTGCAACAGGAACTCCTATTGTAACAGTAGCTGTAATAGCAAATACTACTACTAATGTTAGAATACCTGCACAAGGTAAAGTAATTTCAACTAATATTTTTACAGCAGTAACGGGGACATTATCTGAGGCAACTGTATATTGGAATTAGAAATGGTAGAACAATCAAATAAAGAAGCTATCATTGAAATGAAAGGTGAATTAAGATTAATTCACGAAAAAATCGATACCATAAAAGATAATCATTTAATGCATATGCAAGAAGATATATCTAAGTTAAACAAATTTATATGGGTTATTGGTGGTACAGTTTTTGCTCAAATGTGTTATTTGATTGTTCGTACTTTAATTTGAAGGAGGAACAATGGCTACATCAGGTCAACATGCATTTAATATAACTATTGATACAGTTATTCAAGAAGCTTATGAAAGATTAGGTGTATCATCTAAAGCTGGTTATGATTTAGTAACAGCTAGACGTTCGCTTAATTTTTTAATGATTAAGTGGATGAATGATGGTGTGAATTTATTTACTTTAGATATGGTAACTTTGGCTATGACTCAAGATCAAGACTATGTCAATTTTAATGCACATACATATTCAGATGTATTATCTGCAACAGTAAGAGATACTAATGTTACTCCTATTACAGATATAGAAATGGAAAGACTTGGAATGATAGATTATTTACAAATTCCAACTAAAAGTACTTCAGGTAAACCTGTTCAATATACTGTAGAAAGAAATGCACAATTCGATGCATCTGGACAAGCTAATCATAAAATTTATATATGGCCTGTTCCTGATCAAACATATTATTCTGTAAGAGCATGGATGATAAAATATCCTCAAGACGTAGGATGGGCTACTGATGCTAATGGACAATCCACTTCTCCTTATATTGATTATGTTAATCAACAAGTACAAATTCCAAAACGTTTTATTCCTGCAATGATTAGTGGGTTAACTGTGGAATTAGCTAATAAATTACCAGGAGTAGTTGATATTCAAAGACGACAAGAATTAACTCAAATTTACGAAAAAGAATGGGCTAATACTAGGGAAGAGGATAGGGAAAGAGCTAGCTTTATAGTTCAACCAAGTGTTCCTTATATCATGTAAATGGCAAGATACACAAGAGGTAAGCATGCTGTTTTAATGGATGATATATTTGGTCGTAAGATCAAATATAAAGATGCTCGTACTCAGTGGGATGGGATGCGAGTTTACAAAGGAGATTTTACTACTAAGCAACCACAATTAGAACCTCAAAAATTTTTAAAAAATGATGGACCTGATGTTTTATCAGATCCAAGACCTGATTCTGATTCAGTTCCAGTTACAGTTCGTCTTCAATATATTTGGACAGGGGGATGTGAAATACAATCTCCTCACGTTGGATTAAGTCAGTACTTTGGAGTAACAGGATTTAATTTACCACTTAATAATGGTATAAGTGGTATTACTTTAAAACTAATTGAACAACCAAGTGGTTTTGGAATGACTGCTTATGAAGGAAGTGCAGGATTAGTCCACGATTTAACAGAAATTCCTCCTGGCATTGCAACTACTATGCACTTTAATGATAGTATTGTTTTAAATACAACAGAAAATGCTACAGGAATAGAAACAACTACAAGTCAAGGTACTATAACACTTAATGCAGATGAATTACCTGCAGGTATAGCAGCAACTATGAGTCAAGGAACAATAACTTTATTCATTGCACAAACAGCTTATGCTACCATGACTGCATTAGCGGCTTCTCAAGGTACTACGATATTAGCTCTAGCTGTAGAGGCATCTTCTCCTGCAGGATTAACTGCAGCTACTACTGATACAACAGAAGATTTAACACATCCTGTTACTAGTCCAGCAACTTTAACTACTTATGAAGGAAGTGCAGGATTGCTACATGATTTCACAGAAATTCCTTCTGGAATAACTATTACTGCACAAGAAAATACTGCAGGTGTAACATTTATAGTAAGTCAAGTTATAACTCCTACTGGCTTGACAATGACATCTGCACAAGGTACAATAAGCCCAGCAACCATTGCTTGGGGATTACATAATTGGAATGAAGGCACATGGGGTTACGGAGGACTTAGTTAATGTTTACATATGTACAATTAAAACAAGCTATTCAAGATTGGGCTGAAAATGATGCAGCTGAATTTACTACAGCTACAGGATCAGGTATAGCTCCTATTGATGTTTGTATACAATTAGCAGAAAAACGTTTATATAAAGAAGTTGAGTTTACTTCAGGAATAAAAACTACCACTTTTACTCTTACAGCAGATACTAATCTTTCTGCAGTCCCTCAAGATTTCATATCATTTAGATATATGAAACATAATAAAGGAGATTGGATTTATCAAAAAGACGAAGCTTTTATTAGAGAAATTTGGAGAGCGGGTACTTCTCATACCCAAACTGATCAACCTTATTATTGGGGTTTTACAAGAGCAGGAACAACTTATACTTCAGGCAATAGACAAACTAATTTTATCTTTGCTCCTACTTCTTCCCTTGACAAAACTATAGAGATCAGTTATAATATACAACCAGCGGGATTAGCAACGCTTCAAACCAATACTTTTTTAGGAGATTATTGTGGAGATGCGTTATTATTTGCCTGCTTAGTAGAGGCTGGTAATTTTATGAAAGTAGATCAAGCCACCCAACAAAGATGGCAATCTCTTTATGAGAGAGCAGTACAGACTCTAGCGACAGAACAACAAGTAAGAATGCGTAATTCGGTTCTCCTTCAAGGTGAATTGGATGAAATACAAAGAACTAAGGAGAACAGATAATGGCAATTACATCGGCAATAAG